GGTTCTGGTCTTAAATATACTGCATCGACAATCGTATTCTTGTCGAAGAAGAAAGACAAAGACGGCACAGAAGTTATCGGTAATATTGTCAAAGCAAAACTTGTCAAGTCGCGTTTGACAAAAGAAAATTCTACAGTTGAAGTAAAGATTACATACAGCAAAGGTCTAGATCGTTATTATGGTCTACTCGACATTGCAGAGAAGTATGGCATCATCAAGAAAGTTTCTACTCGCTATGAACTTCCTGATGGCACTAAAATCTTTGGTAAGAACATCAATGAAGAACCTGAGAAGTATTTCACTAAAGAAATTCTAGACAAGATTGACGCGGCATGTAGGAAAGAATTCCTTTATGGTCAAGACGGGGTTGCCTCGGTTGAAGATGAAGATGAGTTGGTAACTGAAAATGAGTGACACAATAGATTTAATAGCATTTAAAAGCGATTCACCAAAAACTCCTTTTGCCCCATCTTATTTTTGGGTTTTAGGTGAATCTATTCTTACTGAAATAAATTGCAATGAGTTGGCAAAACTGATTCTAATTAAAGAAAAAGAGATTATATCAACAACAAAACCAGTAGATATTGCTGCAATATCTGATGGCTATACTGGACTTGGTGATAATAGTTTAACGGCACGTTATATTAGATTTAACGTATTTGAATGGAATCATGATGAAATCTTAAAATTAAAAAAATCAATTTATAAAAAATATATTACATTTCTTGAATCGTTAAATGTTCCTAGAAGTAAAGTTTGGATTCAATGTTGGGCAAATGTTTTGAGGTCGGGACAAAAAATAAATCCACATTCTCATAATACAGGACCGTATTGTTATTTGGGGGGTCATTTTTGCGTTCAGGCAGAAAATACCAAAACAGTTTATATGAATATTATTGATCAGATTAATGATATTCAAAAATATGAAAGTGAAAATGTTCCCGGAAAAATTTCTTTCTTTCAAAATTGCATTCCTCATTATACAACTGAGCATAATGGAGATAAAGAAAGAATTACAATCGCATTTGATTTGATCGTTGATGAAAATTATCAAAATAATTTTATTGCAGAAAGAAAACAGCATTTAATTGTGTTTGACGATCCTTTAGTGCCTAAGGAGCATTTTTTATGAAAATTAATCACGATTTTATTATTACCGACACCGATATTCGCTATAGAGAATTAGATGTTGTTGCTACTGTAAAGATCATTACTGGAGAATTTAAAGATGTTGAATTCCATTTTGGATCAATTCACATACCAGAAGAAGAAAATGCTGATGGCACCTTTACTTTGTCGTTCGACTATGATATAATTAGTGATCACAAACACCTCAAAGAAAATGAAACCTTTGAGAATAGTCTCGGTGAAATATTGAACAGCATTCTCCTCCATTCATTAGAAGAGGCGGAGAGAAGGTATAAGAATGAATCTAGAAAAGAAAATACTCAAACATCTGATATTAGATGATGAATACACTCGAAAAGTATTGCCTTTCATTAAGACGGAATACTTTTCCAATTCATCAGAAAAACTTCTATTTGAACAAGTCTCTGCATATGTGATGAAATACAATTCAATGCCAACAAAAGAGGCGTTGGTTATTGAAGTTGAAAAGAAAATTAATCTTACCGATGACCAATATAAAAAAACGATTGAATTAATTGAAGATGTAACTCAAATAAATGAAATTTCTGATACAAAATGGCTAATTGATGCTACAGAAGGCTTTTGTCAAGAAAAAGCAATTTACAATGGCATCATGCAGTCGATTCAAATTTTGGACAATAAAGATGGAAAACAAAAATTGGACAAGGGTGCAATCCCCGCGATTCTTGCGGATGCTCTCTCGGTTTCTTTTGACCATCATGTTGGTCATGATTTTATTGATGATGCTGAAAATCGTTTTGATTTTTATCATCGAGTTGAAAAAAGAATTCCATTCGACCTCGACTACTTTAATCGCATCACAAAAAATGGATTACCACAAAAATCTTTGAACATTGTTCTTGCAGGTACTGGTGTTGGTAAATCGCTATTCATGTGTCATTGTGCTGCGGCTAACTTATCAATTGGTAAGAATGTATTGTATATCACACTTGAAATGGCTGAAGAAAGAATCGCAGAAAGAATTGACGCGAACTTGATGAACGTTGAAGTTGATAAACTAATTGGCTTACCAAAAAATTCTTATATGACAAAAGTTGACCGCATTCGAGAGAAAACAAACGGAAAACTAATTATCAAAGAATATCCAACCGCAAGCGCCAATGTTTCACACTTCAAGCATTTGTTGAATGAACTCAAATTAAAACGCCAATTTATTCCTGATATCATTTATGTCGATTATTTGAACATCTGTGCGAGTGCAAGAATGAAGATGGGAGCATCTGTCAATTCTTATACATACATTAAAGCAATTGCAGAAGAACTTCGAGGACTTGCAGTTGAATACAATCTGCCAGTTGTATCTGCGACACAAACAACAAGAGGTGGATATCAAAACACCGATGTTGAACTCACAGATACTTCAGAGTCATTTGGTCTACCAGCAACAGCAGACTTGATGTTTGCTTTGATTAGCACAGAGGAACTTGAAGACTTGAATCAAATCATGGTTAAACAACTAAAAAATCGATATAATGATCCGACAACAAACAAGAGATTTGTTATTGGTGTTGATAGATCAAAAATGAAACTTTATGATGTAGAGCAGTCAGCACAAACTGACATTCAGGATAGTGGTCAAGATGACGGTCCAGTATTTGATAAAACAGAATTTGGTAGAAAAGATAAGAAACGTAATTTCGATGGATTTAAAGTTTAAGGAGAATAATATGAAATTTACTTTGATTGGTGAAGATTACATTGGCGGAGATAAAACTACAGTTGAATTTACCGCAGCGGATATTAATGTTATTTTAGTAAAAATGAAAGAATTTCTTTTGGGATGCGGTTACATGTGCAGACCTGGAAATTTAGATTTTGTAGAAAATAAAGAAACTGACGAAGGATATTCATATAATTATTACGATAATATGTCATATTCTTCTGGAGGTGTTGAATTGTGCAGTGAAACCCTTACCTTTTCAGACGATAACATGAGTCTGAGCAATTTAAATTCTTTTGATTTTATTACTATTGGATTTCCTGATTTAATCGAAAATAGAAATAAGCTATGATGATCATACATACTCACTTTAAAAAAGTTAAAGAAAAAAAGAAACCAGGGTGGCAACAAGCACAAATAGAGTATGAAGCATGGCTTAAAAAACATGGCGTTGATCAAAACAAACAAACAAAAAAATCATTCATTGAATATAAAATAAATTCAGAACCATATCGTAGGCAAACTCCACACTATCCGTCACTCAATAGTTTCGTTGGTTCTGCGACTAAGCCTTCGCCCAAAGTGTATACTGGCGACAAATTAATTGGTATCGGCACACTACACAAATCAAATGCGGTACCAATTTTCTCGAAAGAAGATGCTGAAGACCAAGCAAAAATGCGAAGATGAGTGGTATTTACTTATTATAAATAAGCCTGTATCAAATACAGGCTTTTTTGTTTGGAAGACAATGAAATTTAAAGAATATCTTTTAGAGCAGAAAAATACGCACATGGAACACGCAGAGGACGATGTTCTCAATCATGGCGTAGAAGGAACTCGCAATAGCATTAATGCACTCAGAGCGGTGCGCGATATGCTTGCTGGCAACTCGGAAAAGAAAGTAAACGTGACAGTCAAATGGGACGGTGCACCAGCAGTTTTTGCAGGACAGGATCCAAGTGATGAAAAGTTTTTTGTTGCAAAAAAAGGTGTATTCAATAAAAATCCAAAAGTATACAAAACGTTTGCTGAGATTGATGAGGACACTTCAGGCGACTTAGCGGACAAACTCAAAGCATGTTTAATGTGGTTGCCGAAAATTGGTATTAAAGGCGTCATTCAAGGCGATTTATTGTTCACACAGTCCGACTTGAAAACTGCAACAATCGAAGGTGAGGAATATGTAACTTTTCATCCAAACACGTTAGTCTATGCAGTACCAGCAAAAAGTGAACTTGCTAGGGAGATCAAATCTGCTAAAATTGGCATTGTATGGCATACGTTTTACGAAGGTGATTCGTTCGAAACAATGTCAGCAGTATTTGGTAAAGATATTTTGTCCACACTCAAGAAAGATAAGAATGTGTGGATGACAGATGTAAACTATAAGGATGTATCTGGCAAAGCAACAATGACAAAAGAAGAAACTGATAAAGTGACGGCAATTCTATCCGAAGCAGGTAGAATATTTCAGAAGTTAGACGCTACAATATTAAATGCAATTAAAGACGATGAAGAA